GGTGGCTTGAAGAAAGCACCAAACAAAGGCGCATCATCCTTGCCTAAAAAGGTTCGTAACCAAATGGGATTCATGTACGGTGGCGGCATGACAGCTAAGAAAAAAGGCATGGCAGTCGGTGGAGTTGCGACTAAAGGTAAAGCCAAAGGTGGAGCCAGAGGTGGTAGAAAATTTAATCATTTAATACAAAGTAGTCGTGGCAGTAAGTAATGGCAAAATTTTATGAACAGTACAGAGATGTACTAGAAGCTAACGGATACACTGTAGAAGAAAGTGGGTGTGTCCGTGACGCTATGGGAAACCAATCAGCAGCAGAAGATGCCTATGGCAATGTGCAATGCAAAGATCCTAACGTAACTGAGTTGTGCAGACAAGCTGAAGCTAAACCTGCAGCTAAAAAGAAAGCAACAAAGAAAGCAGCGCCTGTTGTACAAGATGAAGAGATGGAAGAAGTGGCGGTACGTGCTCGTAACGATAAAGGCCACTACATCAAAGATGATCCTGATACACCAGAGAACGAAGCTTGGACAACTAAGATGGTTAAGAAAGTAAAAGGAAAAGCATAACGGCTATTCCGTATTGTCTCTACTAACCTAACATTATTTATGTATAACTATGTATGCCCAAAAAGGTTGGGCTAACATAGGAGCATAAAATGTTTAAACGATTATTTAACAGAATAGTAGAAGCAAGGGCAGAATCAGCTAGACGTAAGATTGCACGTTTGCAACTTTACAACATGACTGACAGAGAACTACGAGACTTAGGTATTGGTAGATGTGATATAGAAAGGGCTATACTATCAGGTAAGGCTCTTTGAAAAACACAATCAGTTCTTTAATGATACTAGGAGTACTTTTGGAGGAGGCTCGTGGATCCAGTAACAATTATCGGTGGTGCAACCGTAGCTTTCAATGCGTTGAAGAAAGGCTTTCAGGTAGGTAAAGACCTACAAGATATGTCAGGACAGTTGACTCAATGGGCAGGTTGCATGAGTGATCTGTCCTACGCTGAACAGAAAAACAAGAACCCTCCTTGGTGGAAAGCACTGAATGGGGGTTCTGTTGAAGCAGAAGCTCTAGAGATATTCACAGCTAAACGAAAAGCTGAAGCAATGAGAAAAGAGCTAAAAGACTGGATTAGTTTTAGTATGGGGCCATCTGCTTGGGATGAGCTTGTAGCTACTGAAGGTAAGATACGTAAGAAGAAGAAAGAGCAAGAGTATCGTAAAGCAGAGATACAAGAAGCAATTGTAACTTGGACTCTCTCAATATTAATAATACTAACTGGAGCAGGTATGCTAGGGTTAATACTTTACATGGTGACATAAATGGCTAGAAACCTAACAGAGAAACAACAGAAGTTCCTTGATGTCTTGTTTGAAGAAGCAGGGGGAGATGTTGTACAAGCTAAGAGGCTATCAGGCTATGGTGAACAGTCTAGTACTACCGCCATTGTTGAGTCGTTAAAAGATGAGATAGGTGATCGTACTCGTAGTTACTTTGCACGTACAGCGCCTAAAGCTGCAATGGCTATGGTGGGTGCACTGAGTGACCCAACAGAGCTAGGCATACGAGATAAGATGTCTGCAGCAAAAGACTTGCTTGACAGAGCAGGACTTGGTAAGGTAGATAGAGTAGACGTATCGTCATCTAGCGGTGGCGTATTTATACTACCATCTAAAGAAGGAACAAACGAATAAGTGTAAACCGTGAATCCCTTGGATATTGGGAACTACCTAGACCACACAAGGGTGCAGAAAGAGACTGGCACGTAATAGCTAGAGTAACTAGAACAATACCTTTTGGTTACGAAGTTGACCCAAACAACGATAAGATACTTCAGCCTATCATTACAGAGCTAGAAGCCTTAGAACTTGCAAAGAAACATCTCATGCAGTACTCTTATAGAGAAGTAGCACTGTGGCTAACAAAACAAACAGGTAGGTATATATCTGATACAGGGCTAAAGAAGAGAGTAGACATTGAGCGAAAACGTAAGAAAGCAGCTACAATTAAACGGAAGCTTGCCAAAAGGCTCCAAGAAACGCTACAAGAGATCCAAAAGCTCGAAGAAGAATGTATTGGAGCCTACACAGCCAAGTCCAACGCAGCAACAGCCTGAACCGCAAGTTGTAGCAGCCGAAGTAAAAGCGCCTGAGTTTGACGTTGACATTGCTCAAGAGGTAGTGTTTAAACCAAACCCAGGACCACAGACAAGCTTCTTATCCGCATCTGAAAGAGAAGTCTTGTATGGTGGGGCAGCAGGTGGTGGTAAGAGTTTTGCGATGCTTGCTGACCCACTTCACGGTTTGAACGATCCAAACTTTAGTGGTCTACTTGTCCGACATACTACAGAAGAACTTAGGGAACTTATACAGAAGAGTCAAGAACTTTACCCTAAAGCTATTCCTGGTATCAAGTGGAGTGAACGTAAGTCACAGTGGATTGCACCTAGAGGTGGTAGACTGTGGATGTCCTACTTAGATAAAGACATGGACGTTACACGATACCAAGGACAAGCGTTTAACTGGATTGGCTTTGACGAACTTACACAGTGGCCTACACCTTACGCTTGGGATTACATGAGGTCACGACTTCGTTCAGCGTTTAGTTCTCAGCTAGGTTTGTACATGAGAGGAACTACTAACCCTGGAGGTAACGGACACCAGTGGGTCAAGAAAATGTTTATTGATCCTGCTCCTGCCAATGATCCTTTCTGGGCAACGAACATTGAAACTGGTGACACTATAAGATTCCCTAAAGGGCATAGCCGTGAAGGTGAGCCTTTATTTAGGCGTAGGTTTATACCTGCTAGTTTGTTTGACAATCCATACCTAGCAGACAGTGGTGACTACGAAGCAATGCTACTATCATTGCCTGAGCACCAAAGAAAGCAGTTACTAGAAGGTAACTGGGATATTAACGAAGGGGCAGCATTTCCTGAATTTAACAGAAGCATACACGTTGTGGAACCTATCGACATACCTAGTGGATGGGCTAAGTTTAGAGCTTGCGACTATGGTTACGGTTCCTACACTGGAGTACTCTGGTTCGCTGTATCACCAAGTGAACAATTGGTTGTTTACAGAGAGCTTTATTGTTCTAAAGTTACAGCTACTGATCTAGCAGATATGATACTAGAGGCAGAGGCTGATGATGGCACTATAAGATACGGTGTACTAGATTCATCCCTCTGGCATAAAAGAGGTGATACTGGCCCATCACTTGCAGAGCAAATGAACATGAAGGGTTGCCGTTGGCGTCCATCAGATCGCTCTCGTGGCTCTAGGGTTGCAGGTAAGAACGAGATACACCGTAGGTTGCAGGTGGACGAGTTCACTGAAGAGCCAAGGCTTGTGTTCTTTTCCACCTGCACGAATACAATAGCGCAAATCCCTGCGATTCCGCTAGACAAGAAGAACCCTGAAGACGTAGACACTCACGCTGAGGATCACTTGTATGACGCTCTACGTTATGGTATAATGACTAGGCCAAGAAGTTCTATATGGGATTATAACCCTGCAACACAACGCTCTGGCTTCCAGATGTCAGATTCTACCTTTGGATACTAAACATGAAAACATTTGTAGTTGTTATAAGTATGTGGGGAAACACAGGAAAAGAATGGGTCTACACAGGTAATCAATACGTTATGCAAGAGCTATTTACTAAAGAACAATGCGAACAGATTGTAAAAAGTTCTAACTGGCAGAAGCATGAAACGAATGAATACTATGGCTTACAATTTGATTGCTTTAATAAGGATGACCGATAATGGCTGAAATAGATGATCTAGCTTTTGAGACAGATGAAGTAGTTGCTGCAGAAGGGCAAGAAGATACTCTCTTTGAAAATGTAAGCAATGTAGTTACATTTGTAAATGATCGTTTCAAACGTGCAGAAGATGCTCGTAACTCTGATGAAGAACGGTGGCTCAGAGCCTACAGAAACTATCGTGGTGTATACGGACCTGACGTACAGTTTACTTCTACCGAAAAGTCAAAAGTATTTGTTAAGGTTACTAAGACTAAAACCTTAGCAGCATACGGACAGATTGTAGATGTATTGTTTGGTAACAATAAGTTTCCACTTACGATCAACCCATCTGTTTTACCTGATGGAGTAGCTGATGCTGTCCACATTAATATTGATCCGAATGCTGAAAAAGCTACGGATGTACTTCGTGAATCGTTCACAAAAGAAACGACAAAGCCGTACCTCATAGGACCAGACACTGAGTTAAAGCCAGGTGAAACGATGGCTGATCTTAGGCGTAAGCTAGGTCCAGTAGAAGATAAAGTAGGCCCAGTATCTGAGAAGGTAATAGAAGGTGATGGCAGCACACCTACAAGCGTAACATTCCATCCTGCTATGATAGCAGCTAAGAAGATGGAAAAGAAGATACACGATCAGTTGAACGAATCGGGTGCATCTAAATACTTACGAAGCATGGCATTCGAGATGGCGTTGCTAGGTACAGGTGTAATGAAAGGCCCATTCGCTGTAGATAAAGAGTATCCTAACTGGAATGATGAAGGTGAGTATGATCCTCTTATTAAGACTGTGCCATCTACTAATCATGTAAGTGTGTGGAACTTCTATCCTGACCCTGTAGCTTCTTCTATGGATGATGCTGAGTACGTAATTGAAAGACACAAGATGTCTCGTAATCAGTTACGTGCATTGAAAGGTAGACCCTACTTTATTGATGAAGCTATTGAGAGTGCTATAGACTTAGGCCCAGACTATGTGCGTAAGCATTGGGAAATGAAGATGGAGGATGATGATACTGCT